CGTTGCCATTCCATTTTGAGGGTGAGCCACAGGATTTTGCCTGCCAGTGCGATATCTCCGGCCGCCAGCGCATCTCCGATCCCTTGCCAGGCAGCGAGTGCGGTGTCTTTGAGTTCATTGAATCGATCCCCCAGCCACTGCATCGCTTGTGTGCCGGCACCCGTGGTGTAGACAAAGTATCCAACCAGTGTTGCAAGACCTGCGATGGTCAGCCCAATCGGAGAAAGTAATGCTGCGATCGCTGTTCCGAGGATTGCGACCCCTTGGCCGATTCCCACAAGAACACTTGCGGCAGCGCCGAAGACAGTGCTAAGTCCAACCGCTGCAGCGCCGAGGGCGACAATTGCCGCTCCACCGGCCGCGATCGCAATTCCCACCTTGAAGACCGTGACGATCAAACCTTTGTTGTTCTTGATCCAGTCGCTAGTGGCCACAACGATTCGAACTGTTGAATCGATCATTGCCGATAGAACCGGCTCTAATGCGGAGCCGATGGTGAAGACGGTCTTCTTAAGGACTTTCCACAAGACATCGATGCGATCTCCGAAGGCCTCAGCTGCTTGGGCATCTTCGGTGGCCATAGTCAGGCCCAGATCGCGAGCTTGTTGCTGCAGCTCTTCGATTCCTTTGGCACCACTCGAAAGCATCGGCAGTAACTGCGTGCCCGATTTACCAAAGATCGCCATCGCTGTCGCAGTCTTCAGCGTTGGATCGGTGATCTGTGACATTCGATCTGCGATCAATTTGAACTGTTCGTCAGGCGATAGTTTTGACAGCTGCGCAACACTGAGCCCAAGCGATGCGAGGGTTTCTTGGGCCGATTGCGATCCGGACGCCGCTTCGAAGAGCATCTTCTGCATCTTTTTGAGCGAGCCCTCGAGTGTCCCCATATCAGCACCGGATTGCTCGGCAGCAAACCCCAGTTCCGAGAGGGCTTCGACCGACACGCCAGTGCGCTGGCTCATGTCGACCATATCGCTGCCCATGTCGGCAAAGACCTTGGCAGCGCCGGCCAGTGGGGTGACGATCCCTGCACCAAGCATCGCCATTTTGGTCCCGATTCCTTGGAGGCTTTTACCGAATGCGTCCAGTCGCTTGGCAGCGTCATTGAGCCCCTTCACCAGACGAGAGTCCTTGGTGTAGAGCTCGATGTAGGCTGCGCCGGCTTTGATGTTGGAACTGGATGCCATCGCTATTGGATCTCGCTTTGCCGATCAATGAAAACATGCTTCAGGGCTCCGATCCCAACCATCGTCCGAGGTTGAGGTCGTTTCTTGCCGTGCGGATTAAAGTCCGACGGATGGTAGATTCGCGATCGCTTAGCATCGCGATGGATGTTGGCCAGCATTGCCAAGATGCTGGACGTGTGATTCCAGAGAACTTGGCTGCGTGCTTCTCCCATCGCGATTAGCTCTCGGAGACTGAATGGTCCGGGATCGACGCCGAGGACTCCTGCCAAGTGCCAGACGAGCTGATCCACTTCTGCGCTTCGGTCTCGGGGTTGATCGAATCGAGGATCTTCTCCGCGTGATTGAGGACCTTGTCCCGAACCGCTTTGCCCGCTTCGATCGCTTTGCGGAGACTCGCCCTCGCGCGGGCATCGGGGAAAAAATCGATTAGTTCCTCGACGAATGCATCGGCAGCTAGTGTGATCACATCACCCGCCAGAGCCCGTCCGAAGTCTTCATCGGTGATCGACTGCTTGTCGGCCTGATCCTTGCAGAGGCAATACAGTACATCGGCCAAGGTAACGGGATCGGAGACCAGTTTGGAAAGTGACTTAAACCCATCGTCAACCAAGGCATACAGGTCGATCCCAAGTAAACCACGGATCCGTTTGACCGCCGTGACATTGATCACGACTTCCCATGTCCGCCGCGAGTTGTCTACAAAACTGTGCATATCGAATATCCCTAAGATGAAAGTGCAGACTAAGGAATGGTCATCCACGATGGCGGGTTCAACGCATACGTGGGTTTGGCGGTGACCGAGACCGTGATGGCTTCTTCCAAGGCTTCATTGCGTGAGAAGCTGGCGATGCGAAACGTTGCCCTCAATCCCTGAGAACCACTGCTTCCTGCCCCCGTGATAAGTCCATCCATCACGGCGAACTCAAGTGTGGTGTTATTGAGGAACGCATCGCGAATGGCGGTGAAATCGGTGTCGACCGTGTCCCAAACCATCTCGAATTCGAGCGAGGCATCCTTGAGTGTGCCCACCGTGGCACGCCAGCCGTTATTGGCACGGGTGGACACATCCGCCTCTCCGGTTTCGAGATTGAGGGTTAGATCTCGCACATTTCCGATGATGTCCCATACAGGGGTGGCGAACGTCCCTGTGTTTCGGTAGAGCTTTGCATCGAGTCCAAGTTTGGCTGGCATTTCTTTTTCTCCTTATCGAATGCTGCCTGCCCACATGGGCGGCAGACGGTCCTTAACTTTTTCCAGTGCGGGTCCCATGAACGGTCGTTTGGGGTAACGCTCTCGACGGAACCTGCCTCCAAACTCGTGAGCCTTGCCCGCAGCACCAATTACATCGAAGTCCGGTCCGATGAGGGCGCGACCACGTTGTTTGTCCAATGCGTACATGATCGAACGCTTGAGCTGGCCGCGACGTGTGTTGGGCGGGCTGCCAGGCATGGAGGCCTTTTTGCCCCGTCGAATGGAACGACGAGCGATCAAACGAATCGCAGCAGCTGCATGACCAAGACTTTTGAAGTTGCCTTGCTGCGCTTTGCGTTTGACCTTGTCGATCGATTTTTTCGTGGTGACTTTGACTGCGATCATGGTTGTTCTTACGGTGCCGTGAATCCTTGTGCGTTGACGTAAACCGCAGCACCGGTGGTGATGCATGCGAAGTTCAGCGCTGTTGCAGCCGTGGTCTTGAGTGGGTTCTCAAAGATGATCTCCGCCATCGGTGCATTGGCAGGCAAATGACCTCGCCAGATGATGGTGGCACCATCCTTGAGCACGATTTCCGTCGCGACCGCCGAGTTGTTCGAGAGTTGCATCGAGCAGATGTAGCGACGCAGACCAGCGCCGGCGGCTGCTGCGATGACCACATCGGTCGTGTTGATCACGCCACCAGCAGCCGACGCATAGGCCCATTCGAGTTCGGGGATTTGCCAGGGGCGCGTTACCAGTACACCCTGCAGCGTGGAAACCAAGTCGGCCACATCACCCGTCGCGACGCTCGCATACGCTGCGGTCAGAGCACGAGCAGCCATACGAACCGGGTTACCTGCGACCACTGCATCGTGGGCCGCTTGGCCAGCGACGTTCGCCGTTACCGTTCCGATGTTGGTCGTGGTTGCGGTCGCGCCCGTAAGGATCACCCCCAAGCCTTGTCCGATGACCGTTTGGCCACGACCTGCGGTGATTTCAGCAGTGAGTTCTGCGTAATCCTGGCAGTTGATGAACTGGGATTGAAAATTGATCGCTGCGGGTGCGGCAGCAAGTGCAATCTGTCCCGAACCAGTAACGTATACTCCGGAGAAAACGGTTCCGGTTAGGTCAATCGTGTTGGCATCGATCACCGTTGCTGCGTAATTACCACGCAAGACCGCGCCGTTATTGGTGACCCCGTTGAGGTATTCAACCCAAATCGTCGGCGTTCCGGTGTATCCGTGTGCGGTCGACGTAAGGCGAATAACGTTTCCTGGGCCGGCGATCGCGCCCGAAACCGCTTTAAACGCTTGATGATTCATCGAGCGAATACGGATCTTGTAGACTGCGGTTGGATCGGGAATCTGCTGATGCCGAACATACGAGTTCGAGCGCCCACCTGTCGAATCCATCGCCCTGGAGTGGAAATAGCATTCGTCGGAGAACGGTTCGAGTTCGAGAATCGAATAGGTAGCCGTCGAAACAATCGCGGATGCTGCCGATGCGATAGGAACCAAACCACCGTTTTGGACGCTGTAGACCATGTTGGTCACGGTCGTATTGGCAGCACCACCGATGTCGATGTTCAAGCAATGCTTGCCATCAGGGATTCCAGTGGTTGGATCGACCGAGATGGCTTCGATGATGTGATGCGTGTTGGCTTGCCGCGTTGCGCCCGACTGGACCGCAATCATGGCTCGGAATGGAATCGTGAACGTTTCCTTCGAGAGCAGCTCGGCATATCCACCCGCGGTTGTTCCAGATCCGATGGTCAAAACGCCACCGGAGACGCTCGCCGTTGATCCACCGCTAGTGGTCAGTTCCCAAAGGTCCGTCAGAGTTCGAGTCCAGGAATCGCGGAACTTCTTCTGGATCGATTTGACTTTGAACATGTCATCCACGTCGTCCAATCCAGGAATCTCACGGGTGACTCCTCGCGAATTGGTGAACTGCATGCGGAATGGGCCAACGTCTCCGGTGGTCATCGGTTATCTCCAAAGGCGGAAGGTAAGGGTCAGGACGCTGGTGAATTGACGGAGTTCTTGCAAATGATCTTGGGCGTAAACAGGTGTGTTTTCGACATTGGTACAGCGAGCCCCTGGGTAACTCGAGAGTGGATTGGATCGAAAGTAGTCGCCGATCTCTTCGACCAATCGCATCAGCGAATCGATCAGTTCGATTTGACTGTTGACTTTCTTTTGGACCGCGACATCGATTTGGTAATCGAAGTTGTCTCGCGAACGATCGAGTGACGAACTGGTGATCCCTTTGGGGACGACAGTCACCTTCAAATCGGACATCGATTGCAGATCGAATACTGGCAGGTAAAGCCGCTGCGCTGTGAACGTTTGAGTGAACGTGTTACCGTTCAGCTCGGCGGTCACTGCATCTGCGATTGCGACGATACTTGCCGACATCACTCAATTCCGATCTGTTTGGTGTGGATACGAAGGAGTCTTCGGTGCGGGTCCGACCATCGCCAGTGCGGCTCGCTTCCCGGAGTCATCACCTCGTAGATGTAGACCTTGCCGTTTTGGGTTTCGCGGATCGTGTCGCCACGTTCCGGCAGTACCTGCGATGCGGCGATCACCAAGTCGGCAGGTTGAATCAAAAAGTCACGGTCGGTCCACTGCATGTGAACGCCACCGTATCCATCTTCGAGTTTCAGCAGCGTCCGACCGATGGTGGCCGACACGCTTGCCTGATTCGCTCCCCTCACGTAGACCACGGTGCTCGAGGCATGGGTCTTGAGCTGATTGGCGAGCCACTCTTGGCCATCGCGAAGCATGTCGGCCATGGCGATGCTCCACTTAGGTCTTAATGTCCGGTGGGGTCTTACCGTTTTGTTCCATGAGCTTGAGCAGCTGTTGGTATTGGTCGAGCAACTGCTTGAACTGGTCATCATTGAGCAGGGGGTTCCCTCGGGACTTCCGTGCATTTCGGATGGCCTGCAGTACGAGCGGCAATCCATACTGAAGTCCCAAAAGCAATAGAATGCTCGAAGCAGCCGAGGTCGCGACCAAACCGCTTGGAGTCCACTGCGGACCGAGTGGCAAGCGATCCCGCAGCAAACCGGAATCATCGGGCTCCTGAGGGGCTGGCTTGATTCGTGGGCGATCGACAATGGAATCGATCACGTCATCCTGCACTTGTGCTTGGGCCAGCAAACCCAGCGGCCATTGCAAAGGTTCACCAAGTGTCGTTGACGGAACTTGGACGATCTCATCGGTTTCAAGGCTTTCATCGGTTTGGTAACTCACTTCGCGAGCTCCTGCAGGCAAGCCTTCCAATGTGGCTGGTAGCTTGCCTCGCATCGCGCTGAGCAAGAACGGCGTCGATTGGCCAAGCCCCTCGCCACCACCAGCCCAGGTCAGCAGGCCGACAACGCGGGGCCCTTCATCGGTATAGTCGATCAGGCTCGAACCACTGCGACCTCCGATGGCTTCGGGTTTCCACGAGAGGATTTGACCTTCCTTGCGATTAAGCCTGATGACTTGCAAGCTTGGCCATTCGCACCGGGGACATCCGAAGGTCGTCACCGACGATTGGTTGCTGGGGTAGCGATCCGCCAGCGGGATCGGATCGACATCCTTGGCGAACGCTGGGTTGCACTTGAGCAAGGCGAAGTCGACGCTGGTCCCTTTGCCATATCCCGATGCGACGATCGTACCGGTGCCTTTTTCGCTGCTACCGTTGGTGTTCCATCGTTCTACGTTGACGGTTCGGCCACGCGTGGTACCGGCGACATGCGCGTTGGTGAGTACGATCGCGTTTCCCTCGGGCGTGCGACCGACAACCGTGCCGCTTCCGCAAACACCACTGATCGTAACGCGAACGGTGGCCCGGACGACTTGATCGAACTGATCGCCAGCAATTCCGTTGGCCGTTGCTTTGGGTGCGTTATCAACCAGTGGTAATTCTTCTCGAAGCGGATCGATGACGATCGTGCCTCCGGTTGCTTGACCGGTTTGGCATTTGCCATCAATGCAGATCCTCTCTTGGGCGAATGAAACGGTGGCAATGCAAACAGCCACCAGAGCTACCAACGAATAACACTTGGTTTTCATAGTGATTCCTGCGAATGAATGAGATTCAAAGTGTGGAAATGTGAACCCAATAATGGATTACTGACTGAGTCGAATTCGAACGGTGGTATCTGCGGAGGCCGCAGCGCGAACCACCTTACCGATCGACTTATTCCCTGCAGAGGTTGTCGTTACGACGTTGTTGGTATCGTCCCAGTACAGGATGGTCCCGACTGTGAACGCGACACCGGTGTTTTTGTTGAAGTCGAAAATCCCATCGACTGCGAGCGAGCCCAGTTCGCCAGCTGCTAGCGGACGAACAGTAACGCCGACGAGATCCCCTTGGACCACCACATCCCCGGAGGCAATCGCGCCTGCGGGTGTGTGATCGATGTAGTGACCTTCTTGAATGAACGTTGCCTGTGGCATGATTGGCTAAACCTCAATTGGTGGATCGGATGAAGGAATGAACGACGTGCCGAGCGAGGTTTATGCCTCACCCTTGCACTTGATGGCTGCGCGTGGATCTTGCAACGCACAACCGAAGTCGTGGTAACCACGCATCTGGACACCGAGTACATTGAAGTCTGCATCGGCGGTCTCGATCGTTGGAGCTTCTTGGCCGTTCAGGAACGCGACCTCGATCAGGGGCAGATCATTCGGATCGGTGATTAGGTACCAAGCCTTCGACGAATTGCCGGTGTAGAGGGCGTTGGCCAAGTACCGGCTGACCTCGACTCGGAACTTACCGACGTGCGGGTTCGAGATGGGCATCCGTGCGTTGGCCGTGTTATCTCGCATCTCCAGCGACTTGTAGAGCTGTGTTCCAATCGCAGCAAGCGCGGTGGGAACAAGAACGATCGCTGGCATGGTCCCAATCGGCTTGCCATCGGAATCAACCAGGTCGTAGTAGGCAACTTCGGCCTTGGTCAATCCGTCGATCGAGAGTACCGTGTCGGTCCCCGATAGGAAATTCTTGTTTCCTACCGTGAAGAATGCCGCGTTGTTCATGAACACCGTCCAGAACACATCGTTGATCTTCAGACCCGAACCTCGTCCAAGCTTCCTTGGTACCGTCGTGATCGCACCGAGATCGTCGTTGATGATGTCGCGTCGATCGATGGCCATCATCAAGCCATAGGTGTCGGCTCGGTTGGTGTAACTTTCGTTGCCAAGGTTGCCGTGCTTGAGCTCACCCCCTGGTGCAACCAGTTCGTATTGGTCCTTACCGATGAGCCGGTAGCTGGTAACGGTCTTGAAGTCCGAGACGTTTCGAACCGCACAGATGTTTCGCCAAACTCGCTCGACGCTGTAGAACCCGTCCAAGAGAAACTTGTTGGCTACGTTGGAGAGAATCCCACCGATGTCGATGTTGCTCACCGAGCTGGCTTCGATGGAGTTACCGAATGCGGCTCGCATCACGGCGCGGTGATCGCGGAAGTTGCGTCCGGAGTATCCATTCGCCCAGGCGGCTTCGAGGAGCAGCTCTTGCAGCCCGATCCCGCCTCGGAATCGCCGGGCTGCCAGATCGAGCGATTGCTCATCGGCCACTTCTTCGACGTTGGAGAGGCCGGCTGCTAGGAAGCAAGCTGCCTCCAGAACGGGTGCGTTGATCGTGTTGTTCTGCACATGGATGGCAGGAACTGCGGGGCGCGTGGCTCGGATCTTTTCGAGCTCGGCCTTTTCCAGGTTCCAGCCTTCACGGATCGCACGAGCTTCTAAGCTTGGGAGTGCACCGTTGTAGATACGCCGAATCCCGGCGATACGATCGAGCTCGGTTGCATGAGCAGCACGCATCGCTTCGATTGCTGCGTTGACCTCAGGCTGCGTGGTTACAGGTTCCGGTGTTGCCGGATTGGGAACGACCGGTGCAACAGGAGCTGCGTTGGGATCGTCTTGG